GCTAACAACTTGAGAAATTACTGTATTATAAACCACTCCCCCTGTAATAGTAGAAACTATATCTCCAGGCTCTACTCCTGCTGCAATAAAATCTGCTGTAGTGTCGTTTACAGCCACACTGCCACCATTGGTTGAGGTTGTAGTACCTGCAGCTAACTCTTTTGTATATACCATCATTTTATTAATTAAATAATAATCAGAAGGCAGTGTATACAAATTAGTTTGTATACCACCCAGCTGTGTTGTTGCTGAATTTAATAAAGGTGTGTTTACATAAAAAGTATCAATAACTTCTGCTAAACCTTTAGTAATATCTGCGTAACCAGTGCCAGAAGTTCTTTGGTTTTCTTTTATTAATTGATTATTGTATTGATAAAAATAATCTTCAAACATATCCATTTGTGCTTGACCAGCATAAAGATTAAAATCTGATGGTGATATATATCCGTAATTATTTTTATTGGCTATTGCTAATACAGTATTTCGTACTTCATTTATAGGCATAATTAATTCTTTTTACAAAGATAGCAAAAAAAAAGAGGCTACTTTTTTTTGTAGCCTCTTAAGGTATTGGTTAGTTAATTTGCTTATTAAGCATTAACAATACTTGTAACAGCTTTCGGTAATAAAACCTCAAAGTAAGGTTTTTGCCAAGATGTAGCTAATGCTACTTCCATATTATCTAATATAGAATTGTAAACATCATGCCCTACTTGAGCCGCTGTTGTTACTGTAGTAGTAGTTCCATCAACATAATCAATTGTAACTGCTGTAGCTGTTGCTGTTGCTGTAGCAATAGCTTTGACTCCGTCAAGACTGATTAATTGACCAGTAATAGGAGCATTCGAAATTTTAAGAAATTTTGCCATTTTATAAAAAGTTTTTAATGGGTTAATAAAGTACAAAGATAGTAAAAAAAAAGTCACCTTATTAGGCGACTTTCTCTTTCTGGTTAGTTAGTTTTATTTTAATTTATTTTTTAATAGTTTATAAACTTCTAAACCATCATCGCTTTTCATGAAAGATGCTACAATAAAGTTTTTATCTTCTCCAAAAGGAACTGTTAGCATTTTCTTTTTATTGTTTGGAAGATTGTAATATACATCCTTTCCATTATTTCTTAAAGTTAAAAAGGATAAATTAAAAAATTGGTAAACATCATCCATAAGCTCTAACATAGGATCGTTTACAGTATCTAAAAAGTCATGAGGATTATTTTTAGAATAAACTAATATGTCTCTTTTTAATTCAGCTGTTGTCATTTTTTCTACAGCGTTACCCATTAATACTCTGCATATTTGTGTAAGTTTAGAAATATCTTTAGTTATTTTTTTAGCTTCTATTTGAGCTTCCAACTCAAACTCAACCCACTCTAATTCAACAGCAGCATCACGTTCATGGTTTATTTCCTCAAATACATATCCATTACTTGGATGTAGTTCTAAAAATTTTTGTAAAACTTGATTTTCTTTTGAAACTGAAAGCATTCCATCTTCAAACACAATAGGTTCTAAGATAGCATTACCATCCTGTTCATCTTCAAAAGGTGACTTTTGATTACGAGCATAACGTAAAGGTCTGTTATTTCCTTGTTCTTCGTCAAAATGTAATAAGGGTGATCTTTGTGAGTGTCTTGAAGACAACATGTAAGATAGAGGAGATTTATCTCCTTTTAATCGATAAGCTTTCGCTTTGTACTGTTCTTTTTTTGATTTCATTATAATATAATTTAATTTGATTTTTAAAAAAAATAATTACCCTCGTCATTATAACGAGGGTAAATATTACTACTATTTACTATGAATCTTGAAATAGGAAGAAGTTGTTTGCACCTAAAGTACATACAGCTCTTTCACTCAAGAAGTTTACTTCCATTGCATCTAAGTCACTTGTTCTTGCTCCACCAGCTGAACCAGTAATCCAAGATTTGTAACGTCTGTCTTCAGTCTCTGAAGCTCTGTAACGAACGTGTAAGAAAGGACGCTTTGCGTTCTTGCCTAAAATTTGATCGTATACAGTTGTAGATCCAGCTGGAACTAAAAGTCCATTGACTTTACCTGCATTAAGACCACCTCTCATTGTAGGATCATTTAAGTATTTCCAGTCAGACTTGTAAAAGTCATATCCTCTACGGAATCCTGTGAAACCTAAGTTTAAAGCCATGTCTTTGTCATTGTCAAATAAACCGTAAGAAGTACCACCTGCTCCGTAAGAGTTTTGTACTGCTAACATGTCATCAATGTCAAATGAAAACTGACGATCTACAAAAATAACATTCTCTTCAATAGATCCTTGCTTGTCAAGTCTTTGAATAATGTTGTCAAACTGAGCTAAAGTTGTTGGATTTCCTCCACCAAATACATTACCTCTTTGTCCAACTACATAGAAAATTCCTTCAGATCCAGACTCTCCTGCTACAGAAGCACCTGCTGCTGTACCTTGTAAGTAGTCTCCTGCACCAGAACCTGCTGCTGCTGGTACTGCTTCAATCATTGCTGTTTCTAAGTAATCTTCAAAACGTAATCTTGTGTCGTGTTCAGATTTTAAATACCATAAGTATCCAGATGCACCATTTTCAGATGTAACTTCTACCCATCCAATTTGAGCCATATCAGAACCAGAAACAGAATATTTGTCTTTGATAATGATTGGTTTGTTTTGGAAGATAAAATCATCAGATTCTAAAGAACCTTGCATTCCGCTTACTCCTTTTGCAAATTCAGAACCATATACAAATATATCACATGATGTTGCTGCTGCCATAGATTGTCCAGCCGCTTCATAATAAGCAATTGTAACTTGGTTTGGATTAGCAGCTGTTGGAGCTACAGTAATAATACCTTTGTTTTGTAAAGTTGAACCTGCTGTGTTGTCAGAGATCATTACAGTCTGTCCAGCTCTTAAAGCTGCTTGACTTGATGTTCCACCTAAAGCTGGGTTAAAGTTAGTAATGTTATTTGGAATAGTCCAAACACCATCATCAGCTCCTGCTGCTGCTGCAGATGTACAAGCTTGATATTTAGTGTGTAATCTTCCTTGTTCTGCCCACTTGATAAGGTCAGAGTTAGAAGGCATTTCAGCACCTACCATTCTTAAGAATGAAGCTACTGTTCTATTTCCATAACGCTCAAATTCCTTTTCATAAGTATCAGGAAGATACTGATTCAAGAAGTCAAAGTTAGTTATGTAGTTTGTTGATAAAGGAGTTTGCTGCGCACTTGGCTGCAAGTCAAATCCTGGAGTTACATTTACTGCCATAATTTTGTTTTTTTATTAATTATTTTTTCTACTTTTAATTTTGAGTCCTCTTCCACTATCATTACTTACATTCATAGGTCTAATCGTGATTCCGTTTTTAGAAACCGATTGAGATTGTTGTCTTACATCCATATTTATGTTTTTAGATTTTCTTGAAACATTATCTACAGCTGCGGCAACACCCTGGTCATAAAAGTGTTTAGCAAATTTATCAGGATTCATAGCAACCGAAAAGGCTTTATGATATCCTACAGGATCGTTAATTAAACCATCTTTATCCATAAATTTGTTAACGAAATTGTTAACGTCAGATTGGACATTTTTTAGCTCTTGTGCGTCTCCTGGTTTAAAAGAAATATTTTTATCACCAACTGAAAATTCAAAACCTTTGAACTCGTTGTTAAAAACCGACTCGGTTTTATCTAAGAAATAATTGTATCTCTTCCTATTTACTTCTTCAATACTTTTAGATTCCTCTATATACTTTTTATATGCATCTAAATCATCTTGCTGATCTTCGGACAATCCGCCCCCACTTGACTCAAGAGGAACTTTATATTTATCTTTCTGTTCATTAAGAAATTTCTTTGCTTTAGAAAGTTCTCTTTTTTTAGCTAATTTTATTTTTCTAATATCTTTTTCATCATCTAAATCTTCATCATAAGAAAATTTGTCTGCAATAATATCTTGAATATCTTCTGAGTCTAAACCATCTTCAGTCGATTCATAATAATTAGCAAGTATGGTATCATCCTCCATACTATCAATGTCTTTTTGTAATTTATAAAAGTCATTAATACCACGTCCAGTTTCCTGTTTATATTTTAAATACTTAGAAACATCTTCAGGTAGCTCATCATTTAGTTCTTTTTCAGAAAATAATTCATCTACTGATGATATATTCTTATCATATCTGTTCTTAATATAACCAAGAACATCTTCTTCTTTTACCTCTGTTTCTTTTGAAAAATCAGCAGCAGCCTCTTTTAACGCTTCCTTTGGCTGTTCTTCGACAGGTGAATTTTCTTTTCCAGATAAATCTATCTTATCGATAGGTTTTTCTGTGTTTTGTTGTTCAAATTGTTCAGCGTGTTCTTTTAATAAAGCTTCTTCAACTTGCGCTCTTGATTTTTCTTCGACATTTCCGTCTACTGCTTTTACTTTAAATTCCATTTGATTTTATTTTTAACAAAGTTAATACTTATTTTAATTATATTTTAGGCGGTTTTAAATATTAGAAAACCTTCGTCTGGCTTCCCATTGTATTTTTTTAGTCTTGCCTAACATAGCTTTTTTTGTGACTCTTTTATTAAAATCAGATCTT